GATGAGAATGTTATTCCGTTCTTAATCTTCAATATGGTTCTGAGGAATATTCGTTGCAGAGTGTTCCACATGGACGCGCTGAAAGACGAACCGCCAATGCACTCATGGGATGTTATGAAAGGGGAAGAATATGGGTACGTCACTGATATCAAATCCGCCCTATAACATGCGCCACGAGCTCCCACCGCTTGCCAATTTCATGAGCAGGTATGTCGGGTGGACGCTTCCTCCAGAATCAAATGCCAACTACGCATTCATTTTGTCGAGCTTATCGTGGATTGAAGACAGGGCAGTCTTCCTGCTTCCGAATGGGGTGCTCAATGGCACAGGAGCCGAGAAGGAAATCCGACAACAGCTCATAAATGAGAATCTGATACTTGCCGTTATTGCACTTCCGGACAAGATGTTTGAATCAACCAGTATTCCGACCTGCATCATTGTCATAGACAAGAACAAGACAACCCGAAAAATTGCGATGTTCAATCTTACGGATAAATGCACAGAGGAAACAAGGGAGCAGAGAGGGCAGTTCGGCGGAGATTCGCACACGAAGAGGGTGTACAAGAAAACCATCAACATAATACCGGATGAGCTGATGAAAAACTGTGTGGAGCTCATCAACAGCAAACACAATTCAGATGATCTTTGCGCGTGGGTGCTTCCGGAGCGGATTAAAGATAACGGTTATGATTTATCACCTCGCAGATATTTCGACATTCATGTAGAAGAAAAGCACAGGTCGTTCGATGATATCGCATCGGACTACAACAGAGTTATCAGACAGAAAAACGCAATACAAATCAAAATGAATCGGACAGCTGCAAAGCGCCTCGGGTTTGACTGCATGGATGTGCCGAAGCCTGATTTATCAGAATCGTTTAAGGTTGTTGGACAAAAGGCAGAAAAAGAAAAGAACATTACGTTTTCGGCTGACGATGGAATCCGAATAACAATCAGTACAAAGGAGGACATTCACCCTCTTGTATTGGATTTCCTGAGTCACTGGAAGCAAATGATAATGCACCTCAATAACGAAGAAAACCGCTATCTTGCAGAGTTTCGGGATGCGCTATTGCCGGAACTCATGAGCGGAAAAATAAAGCTATAAGCAGAAAGGACAGAACATGAAAGTTTTAGTTGCTTGCGAAGAATCGCAGCGTGTCTGCATTGCATTCCGTGAGCGTGGACATGAAGCATATAGCTGTGACATTCTGGAGTGTTCTGGCGGACACCCTGAGTGGCATATCAAGGGAGACTGCCTACCATTGCTCAATGGAAATTGCGAGTTTGAGACGATGGATGGAGTCAAACACAAGATAGACGGTAAGTGGGATTTGATAATCGCACATCCACCATGCACATACCTTACTGTGGCAGGTAACAGATGGTTTGACGAAACCAAATATGGTGATAAGGCAAAGCAGAGACAAAAAGACAGGTACAAAGCAATCGTCTTTTTCATGCAGATGATTTGTGCGAATGCTGACAGAGTAGCAGTAGAAAATCCAATTGGAATAATGAACACAGCATACAGAAAAGCAGACCAGATAATTCAACCTTTTATGTTTGGACATCCGCATTCAAAAGCTACATGTTTATGGCTGAAAAATTTAAATCCGCTCATGCCTACGCAATGGGTAGAACCAGAACGGATACACAGTAAAGGACGAACAGGCGGTTATTCTGGCAATTCGTGGTATGTAACAGATGAAAATGGAAAAATCCTTGGATGGAACGATCCAAGAACAGCACAAGCCAGATCCAAGACATTTGAAGGAATTGCAAAAGCAATGGCAGAGCAATGGGGTTAAGAAAGGACAGAACATGAAGGATTTAGTTCAGATTGATGCCGATACGGCAATGTTGCTTTACAGCAAGGGATTAACGCATTTACCCGTCCTGAAGCGTGACGGTTACTCTTCGGACTGGACTGCTGCACAGCCGCTTTACCTTGATGATATCATCGAGGACTTGATGATTTTTGTCAGCGATTCCGAGCGCAACAAGGTGCTCAACCCGCCGAAGGTTGACGTTGCGAAGGTCAAGGAAGAAATCGCCATGACCTACGAGCCGAACTTCCGCATCGACCCCGAGGACGATGACGAGGACGATGATCCGGACTGGACGGAAGAACCCGCACAGGTCGAGACGATTCCGGACGATGACGAAGTGCCAGAGCGTGAGCGGATTCCGTATGAAAAGCCCGAGGTTATCACGGTCGAACAGGTGACAGCTAAGAGCGACAAGCCGCCGAAGTGGAACATCCTGCGAGTGAACAAACTCAGCAACGAGGGATGGAGTGACAAGCAGATTGCGGATGAGTACGGAGTCACGGAGCAGGTCGTTAAGGAACGGTTGACACATTACAGGATGAAATCATGAGGGTAAACAATTTCCAGATATCAATGATGTTCAGAGACGGCATGAGCGCCGCAGACATCGCAAAGAAGACCGGCATTGAGCCGGAAGAAATCACGAGACGCCTCAAAGCCTACGAGGGCACGATTCTGGCAACAGCAAAGATGAGTGCCGTCAGGGCAAGAAAAGGCGGACACAATAACGAGAAGCACCCAGAGCGCAACAGTCAGTTTGCGGAGAAAGGAGGGTAAATGCTCAGGAGATACATGCGACCCGCCGAGCTTGCGACCGAGTTCGGAGTATCGCCCGATTTCGTGAGGGACATCGTGCGGTGCATCAGGGTAAATATCCGACAGCGCACACGCTACTCACCGGATGACCTGATAAGCTCCGGAAAGGTCACATCGGTACGAACAGCCGCCTACATGGATGCGACAAGGCACAGGACGCACATAAACACCGATATGGAACAATTCCTGCCCGTATATGACCCAATCTCAACCGAAATCGACCTGCACCTCATCGAAGAGCAGGCGGTCGATATCGAGGGCATTACGGAGCAGGTAATAAGAAACATCAAATCAAAGTTAATGGCAATGTAAGCCAAGAAAGGAAGGAACTTATGAAGGTTATCGTTACAATTCACCAGACAGAGCTTTACACATCTTATTGCGGAAAAGACACAGAGAGCCATGATGATATCGTGCTCACAGTCGGAAGTCTTGAGAATGCAATCACGCTTATTAGTACGCTCGAGCCGAAAGTTGACGAAATCGAGCTGAGCGTCACAGTAGTTGACTACGACCACAGAGACCCGAAGCCCGAGATTTCCGAGGACGGTGAGGATTCGTGATCATCTGTGAAATCTGCCACGAACCAATCAACAATCCGACCTGTATCGTCATACCTTGCACAAAGCGGTGTATGCACATTTCATGCTTCGGAGAGCTTATCCGCAAAGCATTCTTCGGAGTCATTGGCACCGAAGACGATGAGATTGACGGACTTGTTGCGGATGCGTGCGTGGATGCGTTGACGGATCATAAGCCGGCAGACGAAAGCGGGGTGCTCGATTATGTATGAGGAGATGCAAGCGCAAGTCGTTTCCAGAATCAACAATATCCTGGATTCACTCCCAGATGACAAGGTCACGGAGAAGTACGAGGCAAGCGCACTCAGGGACTACACGCAGACCCTCATCAACATTAACAGGCTGATAGATGACAGCCGGAAAGGAGATACCAGATGGTAATTGGCGTCATGGGCGAGAGCGGTTCCGGCAAGACCACCGCCATGAGAAATCTTCCGCCCGAGCAGACCTTCTATATTGACAGCGATAAGAAGGGGCTGAACTGGAAGGGCTGGAAGAAGCAGTACAACACCGAGAACAAAAACTATTTGTGTACGGACAGCTTTACGAACGTGCGCAAGATGCTCGAACGCATCGACAAGGAAGAGGCTTTCAAACACATTAAGTACGTTGTCATCGACACACTCAACGGCATGATGGTTGCCGAGGAGATGCGAATCCTTGCCATGCAGGGCGGAGACAAGCGGAGTGCTTGGACGGATCTGGCGCAGCATGGATGGGGAATTGTGAACAAAGCCCTCGAAATCCGCAACGATGTGACAGCCATTATCCTTTGCCATTCCGAGACAATTTCGGATGATAACGGCATCGTGAAGACCCGCATCAAGACCAACGGACGGAAGCTCGAAAAGCTCGTGCTTGAGTCTAAGATGACAACGGTTGTCTGGGCGGTCAGACAGGATGGCAAGTACAAGTTCATTCTTTCCGCAGACAATTCGACCTGCAAGGTTCCGCTCGGGTGCTTCGATACGGATATTATCGACAATGACATTATGCTCGTTATTAAGGCGCTGGAGGAATACTGATGACAAAGAAGATCAAATGCATAGTCAAGCGACCCGATGAACAGTTCGGACATGTGACGTGGGTATCGGATTCGCTCGAGAACTTGCAGAAGACGGTCGGCGGTTACATCGAGACGGTCACGCTCGATAATGGAGTTGTGCTGATTTGCAACGAGGAGGGCAAGCTCAGAGACATGCCGTACAACTTCACGGTCAGGCGGATGGTCCACACATTTCTGCCTGTTTCTAATCCGATTTTCGGAACGGTCATTGCTTGCGGAGCCGA